CCGATCGACTTTGAAATGGGTACCCGACCCGCAGAGCCCAGGTAACTTTACACTCAATGTGCAAGATGTTTTACAGCTTGAGTGGGAACGCGTTGACCCGTTTATGGCCTACCCGGCACCGGACGCAAGTGAGATTGACGATGGCTTTTTTATCGAGCGCCATCAGTTATCTCGGGGTGATCTGCACGCCATGATTGGCGTGGATGGCTATAGCGATGCAGCTATTCGGCAAGTTTTAGATGAATATGGTCGTGGCGGGTTGCGTGAGTGGATCTTTATCGACATGGGCAAGCTCTCAGCCGAGGGTAAGTCTGGTGTTGGTGTGTCTACAAACCCCTCAGAATTGATTGATGCACTCCAGTTTTGGGGCTCAGTACAAGGTAAATTGCTGCTCGATTGGGGGCTGACAGAGGAAGAAATCCCTGATCCCCTTGAAGAGTATCCGATTGAAGCCTGGCTAATTGGCCACTGGTTGATTAAAGCCGTTGTTAACCCAGATCCGCTTGCACGCAAACCATACTTTAAAGCCTCATACGAAGAAATTCCCGGTGTATTTTGGGGTAATTCCGTAGCGGATCTTGCACGAGACACCCAGAGCGTGTGTAACGCGGCTGCGCGCGCGTTGGTCAATAACATGAGCCTGGCCTCAGGCCCTCAAGTGGTCTACAACATTGACCGACTTCCACAGGGCGAGAACATCACACAGCTCTACCCATGGAAAGTATGGCAAGTAACTGCTGACCCCATGGCGGGCAACCAACCACCGATTCAGTTCTTTCAGCCAAACTCCATGGCACAAGAACTGATGGCAATTTACGAACGGTTCTCTACTCTTGCTGACGAATACACCGGTATTCCTCGGTACATGATGGGCGGCTCCGCTCCTGGCGGTGCAGGTCGTACAGCATCTGGTATGGCACAGATGATGGGTAATGCAGCCAAAAATATCAAGCAAGTCATCGCAAACATTGACGAGCGCGTGATCGAGCCTGCTGTGAGCCGGTTGTTCTACTACAACATGCGTTATGGCAACGACGTTGACTTGAAAGGAGACGTAAACGTAATTGCTAAGGGTACGTCTGGCTTGCTGGAAAAAGAAGCTGCGCAGCAACGGCGTAATGAGTTCTTGCAAATGGCGTTGAATAGTCCCGTTGCACAACAGGTAATCGGCCCTGAAGGCATTGCAACATTACTGCGTGAAGCCGCTAAAACACTAGAGATGAACCAAGATGACGTGGTACCACCGGATGAAGTCGTTAAGCGAAACATTGCTCAAGCTGCGCAACAAGCTGCCGCTCAACAGCAGGTGGAGTTAGCACAAAAGAACGGCAATCCGCAGGCTGGTGGCACGCCTCCAGCACCACCAAGTCCTGGTCAAACACTAGCTGGCGGTCAACCTGTGACTAATTTGATGCAAACAAAGCAATAATTATTTGCGTGTTAGCTCCTGAAGGTGTACATTTCACATATAGAGTTAGCTAGTGCCCTGTAATTTAATTCGAGCGGAGGCCAAAATGGCTGATCTGATGAGTTTAGGTAAACGCGGCGGCAAAGAACTTGCCCAAGAAAGCGCGAAGACCGATGGCATGTGCAAGGGTGGTTCGACGGGTATCGGTGGCGGTGACGCTTCGATCTTTTCGTCACTCAAGCGCGGCGGTAAAGAATTGTGTCAAGAGACTGCCCCACGCAGTTTCGGCAGTAAGTAAATGGTACGAATTGATGAACGCGCTGCGCGTGCGTTTGCCCACCTGAAAGCACCAGAATTTATTCCTTTAGTGGAGTATCTGAAAGCGCAGAGGCAGGACGCATTAGAGCAGCTCGGGACATCTAATTCTGAGCAACAAATTTACCGGCTACAAGGCGAGGCCGTGATTCTCAAGGAACTCCTTGGGCATATCGAAAATGCAGAAGCATTACTCGCCAAACTGAAGAAGTAGCAGCAGACCGTAAGCGTGATGTACCAGCCGTATGGCGAAGTGCGTTGACGTGATCGGAGCTAACGGAGATGTGGAAATGCAATTGCCAAAAGCAGTCCAGCAACAGCTGGAAGACGCAGATCGTATGGTCGCGCAGATCAATGAAGCACAGACAGAAATTGTTGAAGCTCCAAAGAACACTGAGCCATTAGACGCACCTGCAGAGCCTAAGCAAGTCAATCCAGAGCCTGTACCGCCACAAGTCGAAGAGCCATGGGAGCAACGCTACCGAACTCTGAGAGGGATGTACGACGCTGATGTGCCAAGACTTCACGCACAGACGAAAGAACTGAATACGCAAGTACAGGTTCTCGCAGATGAGCTAGAGGCAGTCAAAGCAGATCGAATCGAACAACGGCAAAAGGCAAGCATCACCGATGAAGACCGAGAAGCTTTTGGGCCCGATTTAATCAACCTAATTGAACGTGCAACAGAGGTCAAAGTGGAAACACTGCGCGCCCGCGAAGCACAGCTAGTTAGCAAGATTGATGAGCTTACCAGTCAGCTAGGCAACGTATCCGAACGGCAAGTTGTTTCCGATAAGGAGAGCTTCTTGTCGCGTCTTACAGCGAAGGCACCAGCGTGGCAAACCTTGAACACAGATCAGGGATTTATCAACTGGCTCCAGGAAGTAGACGCTGTGTACGGCATACCGCGCCAGATGGCACTGAACTCTGCGTATGAAGCATTTGACGATAGTCGCGTAGCGGCCATTTTCAATACATACAGCGGTAACGCAGCGCCTAAGTCGACACAAGCCCCAGCGGGTAATAACCCAGAACTTCAACGTCAAGTTGCACCGAGCAGGTCGCGTTCATCTGCGCCGCCAACCGACACATCAAATTCCAAAATCTATTCTGAAAACGAGATTGCGGAATTTTATAGCGAGTGGAGACGTGGAATGTTTAACAACGACGACGCGGTTCGTATTGAGAACGATATTCACGCTGCTATTGCTGAGGGACGTATTCGACGTTAACAACCTGAGGTGATGGTGGCATTTCCTAGTTATCCCAAAAAGGAAGTTCCATGACTACCATCACCGCAGCAGCAACCTACCCAGTTAACTCGGGTGGATTTAACAGCCCCTCCGGCGCTGTCGCCTACGCAGGCACCCCCTATTCAGGTTCGTTCATTCCAGCTCTCTGGTCTGGCAAACTTGCGCAAAAATTCTATTCCGCAACCGTGTTTGGCGAGATCGCTAACACTGATTGGCAGGGCGACATCTCGGGTATCGGTGATACGGTCATCATCAATACCATCCCAACGGTCACGATCAACAACTACCAGATCGGTCAGAACCTGAACTACGAGATCCCTGCACCAAGCACAATCCAGTTGGTTATCAACAAGGGTAAGTACTTCGGTGTGAACGTGAACAACGTCCTTGAGCTGCAGGCTAAGCCCAAACTGATGGACATGTTCACCAACGACGCTGCCATGCAGATGAAGATCAAGATCGACACAGACGTGTTGGCTGGCACTTTCAACGGTGGCGCTGCAACTAACCAAGGCGCTGCTGCAGGTAAGATTTCAGGCGGCTATAACCTGGGCACTGACACAGCTCCTGTGACACTGACCGCTGCAAACATTTTGCAAAACATCACTGCACTGTCAAGCGTGCTTGATGAAGCAAACGTACCTGAGACAGACCGCTGGCTCATCATCACCCCAACTGAGCGTCAGATTTTGATGCAATCCAACTTGGCACAAGCCCAGTTCATGGGTGACGGTCAAAGCGTTCTGCGTAATGGCCGCATCGGTATGATCGACCGCTTTACCGTGTTTGTCTCTAACCTGACTCCTCGCGCTGCTGCGGGTAAAGATTGGGCTGGTGTGACTTCAGCCGGTACTGCCAAGCGTCACGCCATCATGGCTGGCCACAAGTCTGGCATCACGTTCGCTGCTCAGATTGCTAAGGTTGAGAGCCTGCAAAACCCTAACGACTTCGGTACGCTGGTTCGCGGCTTGAACGTCTACGGTTATCAGATTGCTCAAGCTGACGCTATCGCGCTTCTGGTCGCTGCAAACTAAATACAGATCGCTAGGTAGGGTATCGCCTTACCTAGCTCTGTTCATCCGACAAGGAGCTTCACATGACTTCCCAAGTAAAACTCGTCCAAGCTGGTGTCTGGCCAGTAGAAGCCGCGGGTGACGCAGGTGGTGATTACGCGGCTGTCGCGCTGTCATCGTCTAACTCACAAACAGCAACAGTTTCAGGTTCGGGTACAACGCAGACAAGTTCAACTGCTAGTACTGGGTTGGCTGGTAGTACGTACCAGATTTCTGCTGACATCATGAACTTCACCACTGTTGGTACGACATACAACACGGCTCAGATCGTATATCAGGGCTCAGCGTTTATGACCGTATTTAACTCAGGTGCAAACACTGTATTGGTCTACCCCCCATTGACGGGCACGATCAATGGTCAAGCAGCCAATATCCCATTTGGTGTTGGATCGCAAAAGTCCACGACATTCATCACACCTGATGGATATACATGGTTTGCAGCACACGCAGGTTAATAAGTGGGGGCCTAGCCCCTGCTTTACGGGATATGTTTAATGGGCACACTCACCGCGCAGTACGTACTCGACAAAGCTGTTATCCAGCTTAACGATCTCACGTCTGTTCGGTGGACTCGTGCTGAGCTTTTGAAGTGGTTAAACGATGCGCAACGACAAATTGTGCTCATGCAACCGAACTCGTCTAATGTCACTGCGGCCATGAAAATGGTTGCGGGTACTCGGCAGACTATCCCTGCTGATGGCTGGCTTTTACTTGATGTGTACCGCAATATGGGTACTGCAGGGACTACCCCAGGTCGTGCGATTCGGATTGTCTCCAAAGAATTGATGGATGGGTTCAACCCAGACTGGCACTCAGATACTGCAGCGACTGTAGTCAAAAATTATTTGTACGACATCCAAGACCAGACTGCGTTCTGGGTATATCCACCAAGTAACGGTATGGGATACCTCCAGGTCAACTACGCAAAGGTTCCTGCTGATCTGACCTCGGAATCGCAAGCCATTGGGCTGAACGATATTCTGCAGACTGTGATTCTCGATTACATCATGTACCGA